ACCCTCGCAAGCCATAACGATTGCGGAGTGTGCGGATAAGGCCTTGGAGGGGGTTCGGGCGGCAATCAATCGTGGATGCCTCTATGCCGGAATCCCATCCGGAATCCCCAAGCTGGATCAGATTTGTGGAGGTTGGCAGGCCGGACAACTCATCGGGTTGGCGGCTCGAACTGGTGAGGGAAAGACTGCCCTTGCCCTTCAGCTTTCCTTATTTGCATCCGGCAACAAGTGGGATGCAGAGAAGAAGGATTGGGGAAACAAGGGTCACAAGATTGTCATGGTCGAATTGGAGATGAGTGCGAGAGAACTTGGTCATCGAGCCTTGGCTCATCTTGGTGGTCCTTCGATGTGGAAGATGCGGGATGCCTCCAACATGACGGACTTTGATAAGATTCAGCTTCAGTCTGCTAGGGATAGATTGGAAGGCTTGCCTTTCTTTATCGAAGATCCTGCGAGGATTCGTCTCTCCGACTTGAGGGCTCGAGCGAGGAGATGGAGGAAGAGAATGGGAATGGAGATGCTGATCGTGGATCTTCTTGGGAAGGTCAGTCCTGACACTCGAGAGAGGGAGCGTTATCGGGAAGTAGCCCTTGTCTCTCATGGACTCAAGGCCTTGGCGAAGGAATTGAGTATCCCCGTCATGGCAGTCTGTCAGTTGAGTCGGGATGCAGTCGGGGACGGGGAGGCTGGGCTCCATCATCTTCGGGAGTCCGGCGATCTGGAACAGGACATGGACGTAGCCCTCCTGCTTACCAAGAAGGACGAGAATATCCGGAAGCTCAAGGTGGCTAAGAACCGGAACGGATTCTTGGGTCATGTCGATCTGATGTTTGACGGAGACAAACAAACCTTTAAGGAGTTCATCCCCAAAGCTGTATGAAAATAAACAAGATAAAGAAAATCATTAACGACTACTGGTGCGATCATGAAATCATGCTTGCCGACGGATTTGACGATGCCCTTGTGGGTGTGGGTTGGTCCTTCGATAAGTCTCCGTCTGCCGTGTATGACAGGGAGAAGTGCATTCATATACTCATGAAGCAGAACAAGTGGGATAGGTCTGATGCGGAGGAATACTTTGGATTCAATGTTGAGGGTGCGTTTGTCGGAGATAGGACTCCCATATTCTTAGAAAGGTAATACCTATCAGAACTAGTGGAGATAATTGATACAGAACTAGGCCCCCTCAATGTGGAGAAGGCAATCGAGCTAGCGGAGGGTGGCGAACTAAGTCTTGTGCCGATCCGCCGTGGTATTACAGACATAAAACTGAATTGTCTTTTGTTCGATATTCTAACGGAACGAGGATTCAAACTGGACTTTCTAACAGGAACATATGGCACGACCACTATACGAAACTGCGGAACAGAGGGAGGCTAACGCTAAGTTAGCTGACTATTGGGGGGAGAAGATGGGGTATCAGTTGGACATCTCACCTAAGGCCTGCCTCTTCGACTACTATGTTCGCACTCCGCTTAATCAGTGGGGCTTGGCGGAGATGCGTGTAAGAAGCTGTTCCAAGGACAAGCACGATACCTTCTTTATATCTGCTACGAAGTGGAGGAACCTAACTCAACTCTCCGAGAGATTCCACGCTCCGCTATTCTTGGTAGTCCGGTGGACTGACGGGGATGGGTATTTCCTGTGGCATGGGCAGAAGTTTGGGAAGGGATGGGGAGGCCGGAGATCCTGCAACGTAAGGGATTCCTACGATCAGGAGGAACTGATTCAGATCCCCATTGTAGAGTTCCGGCCATTCTAGTGAAGCTCTCCGTCTCAAACTTGGACCTAGTGACGGATGCTGGTTATCCGGTGGGACCTAGGTTCGTGATGGGTGGAAGGCCTCCGGCAATAGGGTTTGGTCCTTATAAGACAATCGAGGAGGCGGAGGAGGCAAGGGTTGAATGGGAGGCCTATATCAATGAGCGGCGTGAGGGTAAGGCTATACGAAAGTCCAAGACATACCGGAAGAAGAATGTCTCTCCTGCTTAAAGTTGTAGTCGGGGCGATCCTGCTTTCCGCTGTCTTATGGGTTCTATTCTGGACTTCGTTGGCTTTGGTCTATTGTGCCATCACGATCATCGAGACTCTTCTCAAGCTATTGCGTTAAGGCCCACTGATAAACTGCATCGACCACTCTCCGGCATTCTTACCCACGATAGTCCTTTGGTAATATAGTCCGGAGATGTCTGTCTCTTGTTTTGCAGGTGCGGGTTGAGCGTAGTATTTGCTAGCAATATCCGGCCCATAATCAAAGTTGATTGGCTCACCTATCGGGCTTCCACCGATTGCTCCGCCGACTGGATACTTCGCCTTTAACTCAGCATAATACATATCCGCTCGATCTTTGATTATCTTCTGAACCCTGTCTCTCTCCGCATTATCTATCCTCTCCCTCTCCCTTACTGCCTTCCTGTAATCCTCCCAAGCCTGCGTCTGATCCTTACCGGATTGGGTAGGCCTAGATACTGCGAGAATTAACCCTCCTGCTAGCATCCCATAAAGAAGGATCTTTTTCATAGTATTAAGCTACGAGGGCTTCCTTCTCCTTGCAACTCCAAGCTGGCTTGAATCCTTTCCGCTTTGCGTAGAGGACTGATCCGTGGTCGCAGTTGAACTTGCGGGAGATTTCCGAGGGACTGATGCCTGCGTTATACATTCTCTGCCATACTGCCCAACGCTCCTTAACGGATCGCAAGTCTCTCTTCTGGCTAGCGTTGAGGATTGCCGGACTGATCTGGATGGGAGGCGGGGGGACAACTGCAATCTGGATGTCCTTTGCGTTGGCAATTAGCTTCTCCGCTTTCTCAACAGCTAGCGTTAGTCGAGTTACCCTATGTCCCAAAAGGGATAGAGTTTCGTTGGTGTCGGCTAGCTTATCTTCGAGTTGTTTGAGTCGGTAGGTTGTGGTGATTTGGAATGTGTTGTTCATTTGGTTTTGTCCTTTAGTGATTTCTCTACGATAGAATGTGCATAGTCTCCGCCAAACTTAACGCAGGGCATGATTCTAACTGGTAATCCTGCCTCTCTGCCCACCTCGTAGCCTTCTCCTGCATCAATATATTCTTCCACGCTCATGTTCTTGTCTCCCGCAAGATCGTGGTTCACCTCAATGGCTACTGATCTTTGGAGTTGGTCGAGGGTATCTCCGGCATACTCAACTCTATCCACTTCGGCGTTTGGCTTTCTATGCTCACAACCGCAGGCATGGATCTCCATGAATGTGTCGGTGAATGGGCTTATGAATGCGACATCGTATGATCGAATGTTTTGTTCTTTCTTTTTCATTTGGTTTTCCTCATATCTTCCTTAACAAGCTCCTTCGCAAACTTGCAGGCATAGCTAAAGATTTGGTGGTAGTTATCAAACCAACTCTGATACAACTCTCCTCCCTGCCATATCTCCATATCTTCTATCTCTAGGCTGGGGATGCTCACTACTGCATCGGCAGTAAAGTTATACTTGGTATAGCCATCTCCATTATCGGTAGAGAAGGTGAAGGATATAGTCTTGCTACTTCTCGATCTGATAAGGTTTCCGGATTTCATGGGTCTTTTAATTGTAATCATATAGGTTCTTTCTTATTTCAACTGCCTATCAATGTGCTTGCGAATGTCCGTCCAACTCTTGAAGGCTGGATGCTCCGGCTCCACCACTACTGAGTGTCCGGCAATCGTGGCGTTTATGAAAAGCCTATGCTTACGCTTTGGCTTTCCTTTCTTCGGATGGACTTCTACGAATCCATTCGACATTAGCTTATCAATCCAATCTGTTCTTTTCGTTACTGCGGATTTCTTTTTCATATAGGTTCTTTCTTTGTTTGGGTTTAATCTCTTTGGCAATACCAAGCTAGTCCTAGGACTAGCGTGGTGATGATGGGGGTGATGATTCCGATTAGCTGGTCGATGTCGTGTCCGCTCATGGAGATCATTCTATTTGCTCCTCTCTCCATTCCAAGTCATTAGGAATAGGATTGAGCAGATAACCGGAAGGGCAATTCGGGTTAGGGTGTCGAGGAGTTTGAGGAGTTCGGGGGTCATCTTTTCTTCTCCGGCTTGTCGTAATGACTAAAGAGTTGAACTGACAAGAATCTTTCCGTATCCCCAACAAGTTTCTCTAAGAGCATCTTTTCTCCTCGGTATCTCCCTAGTCCTTGTGAGGCATCGGATATATCCTTGCCCCATCGCTTGACCTCGTCTGCCCTAGGGCTTTTCTTGAGCAACCTTTCAATGTCTCCGGAGTATGATCTAATACCCCATCGGCATTGTTTAAGGTGGGCTTGGATCTCCTTTAGGCTTGTGGCTATTAGTTTGTTTTTCATTTATTCTTCCCTCCCTTGGGGTTCAATTCGTTAGCATATATCTTAAGGATCGTGATCTTGCCCCTCTGGTAATAGGCATATCCAAGTTCACTCTCCCTATCTCCTCCGCAACGATCATCCATATAGGATTCGGGGTCTTTGATTCCGTATCCCTTTAGGATCTTGTATGATTTCTTTAGTTCTGATTCTGCGTGTTTGAGTTCTGCTTTAAGGCTCATTTGATTATTCATCCTCTCCTTCTTCATAGATGCACCCTGATTCCTCTAAGTCTCGGAGTTGATAGATAATCCTCTCCGATAGTTGCTCGTCTAGGTCATCATCATTGACCAAGCTCAAGGCCTCACCAAAATTGAAATCGGTTAGGAACTTCTTCTTTTCAACATCACCCCTAAAGGCCTTCCTTCTATACCAAGTCATTCCGATAATCTCTTTATGGGCTGACTTCGGATACTTCTTTAGGTCTGCAATTAGCTCGCCAATAGTTTGTACGATCATGGATTATTTCCTCCCTTCTAAGATTTCAAATACTGATAGGTACTTGCGGTTCTCTCCGGTTTTCTGGTCGAGTACCCACTCAAGGGCTTCGATCCATCCGGTGATGTTGCCTCGTTCAAACTCGCCAACGCATTCCGCTTCGGGGAATGAGTCGTTGTTGAGTTGTTCCGCTTTCTCAAGCTGGGCTTTCTCTTGTTGTAGTGTTCTTTCGATTTCGGTTCTTGATGGTGTCATTTGGGTTTCCTTTCTTGGGTTATAAAACTGAGAGATACTTTTTGAGGATTGCGAAGTCGGAGGCGGGGATTTCCTTCACCTTTTCAACTGAGGATATGATCTCTCCATTCTGCCAATATCCGTCATCAGCCTGCTCCGGCTCTTCATGTCCATACCAAGTCTTTGCCATGTTATCGGCATACTTGAGTGGATCGCTTGCCGTTCTGAATAAGCATTTTGTTTTATGCTCATACTCTCCGTGTTGTTCGTGTATTGTTACGATGTAGTGCTTTGGTTTTTTGTTCTTCATTGGGTTCTGGTTCCTTTCTTTAGGTTGTGGGTTGCAGGGAAGGCTTCCGGAGGGCTGACAATGGGATGGGTAAGGGCATCCAAAACTTGTAGAGGCTTCTTACACTCTCCGCCGAAACGATTAGGAGGGGTTCCCATTCGAGCCCGTTCCTTTCGATAAAGGAATGGGCGGATCGCTGAGAGGGAAACTCTCCGAAAATCTCTCCGGCCTCCGATTGAAGGTGATAGGTGGGGGTCATACTCTCCTCCCATCCTCGAAGAATTGGACATTGTTTGCGTCTGATGTGTCGATGAATCTCTCCTCGCTCAACTGATCTTCCCATTCGGCATCCACTCGAGAGACATAGGGGGTGACTAACTCTTTGAATGCCTCCCTTATTGTCGAGCCTGTTCGGATGGATTCTTGCAAGGATTCGACAAGTTCATAATCAAAGCAATATCCGGTAAGCCTTCCCGCATGGAGTTCCCCTTTCTTGTCCCGCAGTTTCGAGAGGATGTTATTTTCAAGCCAAGCAATCGCCCTCTTTCCGCTTAATCCATCGCAATCTTGTTCGTCAATTTGTATGTGATTATTCCGACAAGATGAATCTCCTAGGGCGTATCCCTTTAGCGTGTATCCACCCAATTCAATTAAGGCCTTTAGGCTTTGATACATTTCATCGCCCCATTGTAGTCCGTAGTTGTACTCTCCTTCTTTATATTTGTCGTAGGCCTTGGCGAAGGCGGAGGGGTGTTCGTGCTTTAGTTCAACGGCTGTAAAGATTTGTAGGGTTATGGTGGTCATTTGGTTTCCTTTCTGGTTCGGCTTTTGAGTTCTACTTTAATCGAGTGGACGATCTGCTCCGCCCTCTTTAGTTCCTCGGGTTCTAGGTGGTATCCGTTGAGGAGTTGAATAAGGATTACTGAGTCATCAAGAGCGGTCATTTGGTTGCCTCCTCTGTCTCTTCTTCCTCGTCTAACTCCGATTCGATCTCGTCTCGAATGTCGTTCACTTCGTCGAGGTTGTAGTATTCCCCATCAATCTCCTCCGAGATTGTTTCTCCTATCAAGGAATCTGCGTAATCATTCACGCCACAACGGAACGCGGTGGGGTCAAGCTCCTCGATGATGCGGGATGGGGTGAAGGAGAGTCCGCCAACCTTCACAACTGGTTCGCATTCGTCGATCATATCTCGGTAAAGCTCTTCGAGGTCTATGGGTTTTAGTTCCTCCTTAACTCGTTTCTCTAGTTCGGCTTCGATCTTGTTTTCTCTTTGGTCTTTGTTCATTGGTTCGGGTTCTTTCTTGGTTGCTGGTTATTTGTTCAGAGTCCAAGCCCCTAGGCCTAGGATTGCGAACATGGGGAAGAGGATTAAAATTAAGTCCATTTATGGTTCTCCTTGTGGTTGCTTGTTACACTTAATCAACGCAAACCGAGATGCCTCGGCTATATATGCAGTTGAGGTGTTCGCCTTCTTTGATGTCTTTCTTGTTGAGGATATACAAGGCACACCCTCGCGGGTCTCCTTGCTGATAGGAAACTAGGTCGGGATGGCTTGCCATAATTCCGGCGAGGCGTTTCAACGCTCCCTTCTCCTTGTCGGGGTAGGGGTATTTCTTGTCATTCCATTTGCCATCCATCCCCTGCCATTGTCGGCGGAAGTAGGGCTTTTCGGTGGCTTCGTCCCTTTCAATGCTTCCCGTCCCATCTCCGCATTCAAGCTCGTGCCATCGGTGAAGGGTTCGCTCAATGCGGAGAAGCTGGGAGGCCTCCGCATAGTCAAAGCCGAGGGCGTTAAGTCTGCTATACACGAATGCTATTCTTTCTTGTTTTCTGCTCATTTGTTTTGGTTCTTTCTTGGTTTGGGTTAGTTGGTTTCTTCTTTTGTAAGGATAAGATCGGGTTTCGTGTCGTAGTTGGGTTCGTTCTTGAAAAACTCAATCTTGCTTGGGTGGGTTTCGTATCCGTGTAAAACGGCAAAGTTGAGAGATTGATCGTCCGGCTTGTCGAATATCTCTAAAGCCCATTTGATAGAGTCGAACGATCCTGCTCCGCAGTCGGTGTCGTTTCTTGTTAGATAGGTCTGGCGGGTGTTCATTGTTTTGCTTCTCCTTTGGTTTGGGTTAGGCGAAAAGAAGGTGTCCTTCTTTGCGGATTTTTCCCGTCTTACATAATGCCCCTATGATCGCTTGAAACTGATTTAGGGAGCATCCCTGAGCCATTAGGACAGCATAGAGGGAGCCTTCGGGGGTTCCGGATGGGCTCGCCTTAACTGCGTCGATGACTGCATCTAGGATTTTCCGCATGGCTTTAATCTGGTCTTGGGTTGTCATTGTGTGGGTTCTTTCTTGGGTTAGTTGAGGGCGGGGGCTTCGTTCCTGATCTCTTCTAATCGCATCCTAAAGATGTGAACGATGGATTCAGCATCCCGCAGGACGTCAACTGGATCGCGTAGCTCTGCGGATTCGATGGAGTTTGAGAGCCAATAGGATGTATAGGGCGAGTCTTTTAGGTCTCGAATGAGGTTAAGGGCGGGGGTTTGTTTGGTTGTCATGGGTTTGGTTTCCTTTGGTTGTGGTTGCTTGTTACATACTCCCGACAAGGGAGCGGGTTAGGGTTTCGGATGGGGTAAGGGGTTCGGTTTGGGAGATGTCAAAGACGCTTCCGGTAAAGAAGAACGAGGGGGAGTCGGTGGTTTCGCCTTCTTCGGTCTTACGAGAGGCGGGGCAGAATATCGCGAGTGCCTTCTCTCCCTTCCTTACAATGCGTCCGGCCTTCTTCCATTGTTGGAATCCTCCCACGATTGATACTCCCTTTTTCTGGAAGTAAAGGAGGGCGGAGTTCTTAAAGGAGAGGGGTCGGCCTTCGATGGTGCGGAGGCTTCCGAGTTGGTTGGATAGTTCCACTCTCTCGGCTTCCGTCATCTTGGCGAATTGTTCCGCTAGTTGTTTCATCTTGGCTTTTTTGGCTTCGATTGCTTCTGTTTTTGTGTTGTTCATATTTATGCTTGTTACACTTCGCAACCGCTTCCGTCAATACTCTCGAATCGTTAATTAGTTAGGCTTATGCTATGCGTAAGCAATCGCGGGAGGCCTCATAGGGGAAAAGGGCTTTTAGGATTAGTTCAGATTATGGTGGAGAGGGGATTTATTTTCGTAGGTTATAAATAAAAAAGAATAAACGGAGGCTTGTTACACAATATAAAAAAGAAAAAATAAAAAAAAAGAAAGCGGAAGCAATCGCGGGAAGGGCTTACGCTTACCCGATCAGCGAGCAACGGAGGATAAGGGGAAGAGATGTCGAAGGGTAGGGCTCGAATGTAGCTACAATACGGAGGGGGTTGGGTTTGTTTTTAATATATGATAATAAAGGATAGGAAAGGATGTGCGTGGGCATAGTTCGCCCATCCTCGAGGGACTGGGCGTTTTTCTCTAGGTGCGGTATCCATTAAAACCTGTGCCATTAAGGTAGGCGTGAGAATCGCTGGGATCGCTCCCAATTATTAAGCTAGCAGGGCGTGAGGCTAGCTCCGTTCTACCTACGCTCGCCCCTTTTCGGTCTTTCTTGCGAGGATCGGATACCATTTCGGGCTTTGTGTTCTCCCTACTCTTTTTCTTGCCGTAACTCCGGAGCAGGGATTGACAAGTTTTTTTTTAGTATTACGGGCGGGGAAGTGAATGTTGAGCCCCACAAGGTAAAGGGAAAGGGTGGGAGGCCTTCTCGGTGGTCGATTGCCAAGGCTAGGCAGATATGTAACCAGATTAAACGGGGGCTTCCGTTGCGTTATGCCTCACCCTTCTGCGGGATTCCTTATTCGACATCGAAGGAGTGGGTTGCGTTGCATCCGGAGTTCGCCCCAATGATGGAAGAGGCTCATTCTTTTTTTGTAAGGAGTCAAATTGATAACATAGAACGACACTCAAAGATTTCAGAAAAGCCTAGTCAATGGCTTCTCGAGAGAAGGGCAAAGGAGGAGTTTGCCCCTGCTTATGTCCCTAGTGGGGCTTCTTCGGGCGTTCAAGTCCTCGCCCTCGGGGATGACGCTATCGGGAAACTTATGGGGGCTTGGGGCTCTCTCTTGAGTGGGCAAGTAGCTCCCCAACATTTACCCGACACCACCACCCTCCCTACTCTGGTAGCAGATAATTATACTAAAGGAGAGGCTACACCACAAGGGGAGGAGGTTGCCGTTCCCGCCGTGGAAATTGAGGCTGAGACAATTAAGAGTGTTAAGTATCAACGACTTGGGAGGCCTAGGAAATATCCAAAGCCGACCCCGCCAGCCCCCGACACGCCCCCGCCCACCACCCCCCCTGCCCACCCACTATAATTATATCCACCTTCCAAAAAAAATTCTAAAAACTCGACCCCCCTCTAAATGCCCATAACCGATCCTTCTCAACTTCCTGCCAATCTCACGCAGGAGCAACTTTTAGCAACCCCCCTAGGCTTTTCCAAACTACTCGACATCGACCTCCACCCTTGGCAATCGAAAGTCTTTCTCGATGTTGGCCTAGGCAATCGGGTGGCTTTGAAGGCGGCCAACGGCTCCGGCAAGACCTCTTGTTTGGCGGCTCCGTTAGTTCTTTGGTGGTGTACGGTCTATCCAAAGTCGCAGGTCGTAACAACAGCAGGAGTCTATCGGCAGGTAAAGGAACAGCTTTGGCAAAGGCTCGCCGGATGGCGGGATAAGCTCAAAGGCTGGACCCTCAACGCTACTGACCTAACTGCCCCTAACGGATCTAAGGCTATTGGGTTCTCTACTGACGAGCCTAACCGATTTGAGGGGTGGCATAATGACAAACTCCTCATGATCTTTGACGAGGCTAAAAGCATCCCTACCGACATTTGGAGGGCGGCTGAGAGGTGTCAGCCTACTGCTTGGTTGGCTATGAGCAGTACCGGAGGGATGGACGGGGAGTTTGCTCAATGCTTCCTAGGGAAGCGCAAGTATTGGAAGAACTACTCTGTATCGGCCTATGACTGTCCCCATATCAAGAAAGAGTGGATTGATATGCAGATTGAGCAACACGGACGGGACAACCCCTTTATTAGAAGCATGATCTTCTCAGAGTTCATGGGGGAGGATGACGGGATCAGCCCTTTCACTTTTTCTAAGATTCATAACTGCCGGACCAACCCTCCCAAGAAACAGGAGGGGCCTCCGGTGGCTTTTATTGATTGGGCGGGGGGTGGGGACGAAACGGTGATCGCTATAAGGCGAGGAAACGTGATTGAGCCCCTAATAGGGTGGAAGGACTCGGATACGATGCGAAGCGTAGGCAAGGCTATTATTGAGCTAAAGAAGGCCAATCTAAAGCCTACTGACGTTTGGGCTGACGATGGGGGCCTAGGGAAGCCTATGAATGACCGGATGAGAGAACAGGGGTGGGCTATTAAGAGGGTGAACTTTGGGGCTAGGGCCTACTCGGACAACTACGTCAATAGAAGCTCAGAGATATGGTGGGAGACGGCTAGGCAGATCGAAAAGGCTGAATTGATCCTTCCTACTGATGAGCTACTGGATGCCCAATTATGCTCCCGTAAGGCTAAAATAGCCTCCTCAGGCAAACTTGGCCTAGAGTCCAAAGACGAGATGCGGAGGCGTGGGATATGCTCGCCGGATCGTGGGGATGCGGTTTGCGGGGTTTGTTGCGTTAGGGCTGAAAATAATCTTGCGGCTTTTGATTCCGGCAATACGGGATCAGATCAATGGAGCGAGTTGCAGGAATACTCAGAAGGGGAACCTGCGTGTGCTGGCTTCGATATTGGAGGATGAAATAAATGCAAGCATGGACTTGGATCACGGAAAACTGGACTCAGATTGTGGCGGCAGTGGGCGGGATCGTCCTTGCGGCTCGAATCATCGTGAAGCTCACGCCAACTCCTGCGGACGATTCATTCCTCGAAAAAATTATCAATTTCCTAAAAGGGCTGGGGCTAAAGATCGACTAAGTGGGAATCCTAGCCGCCATCTTGCAGATTATCTCGAAGATCCTTGGTTTGTTCCCCAATCGAAGTGAGATTGAAGAATCTGCCAATCGCAGTCAGTGGAAACGCAATAACGATGCCATTGACGCTGATCTCTCTGGTAATGCTTGGTGGGTGCGTAACAACTCAGCCAATCGCAAGAACTAACGGGAACGTCGAAAGACTTATGAAGATGCCGGAATATAAAGAAGTCAGGGAGTCCTCTCCGCAAATTAAGCGGTGGGCTTCCGAGGCTTTGCATTCGGTGAATGATTTGGAATACGAGGCGAGAAGCAAATGATGGAACGTAACGATCTTTACAAAGCCCTCCTCGATGACTTGAAGGCCCGTACTGGTTGGGAAGAACGGCAGAGGATTTGGTATGAGATGCGCCATTCTGGACTCCGCCGGAAAAAGAAATTGCCTTGGCAAGCCGATCTTCATTATCCCTTGGCGGATTCGATCATCAACAAGCTCAAGCCTTTTTACTATCAGCAGGTTTTCTCGAATGAAGTGATTGCTTCTTTTGTCCCCTCCACTCCTCAAACGGATGGAATTACGCAGGGGATCTCTCGGTGGTTTGATTATTGCATCAAACAGGAGAGCAACTTTGAAAGCGAGATCCTGACTGCCATTGACCACACTCTGATGAGTGGGTTGAACCTATTAAAGATTTCTTGGGACGAGGATACAAAGTCGGTCCGGTTTGATTCCGTTGACCCCGTGTTCGCCATCGTCCCGCATTATACTCGGGACATTAAGAACTGTGATCGCCTCTGCCATGTGATCCAGATGAGCCTGAATCAGTATAAGAGCAACAAGCTGTATAATCAGGACGAAGAACTGATCCGCAAAATTAAGGGCAGGACAGGAGAGGGTACGAGACTGTCCACGCTTGAGAACATCAAGTTCCGGCGGGAAGGAATCACGGTCGGGGCCGAAGAGGATCAAGTCATCGTTTGGGAAGTTTATGAACGGGATGAAGAGGGCAAGATCATTGTCCATACCTTCAGCCCACTAGCCCCCGAGGATGACATCCGGCCTTCGTTTGAGTTGCCCTATAAGCATGGTCAAATGCCTTTCGTTCCGTTTGTCATGGAGATTAAGGACAAGGGAGTTTATTCCAGTCGTGGTATCTGCGAGATCGTGGCTCCGTTTGAAAGCTATATGTGCAAGCTGATGAACGAGAAGGCTGATGCGATGACGCTTTATAATCGCCCTCTCTTCCGTTGCGAGCAGGACATTCCCAATTCCAACAATTTGAAGTTTGGTCCTGCGACGATTCTCCCCGTGGGTGTAACTCCGGTGACGATGCCGCAACCACCTATCAGCTTTGACCAAGAGATGATTAACCAACGTATGATTTCCGAATACCTGACTTCCATGCCGGACTTTGGTATGGGCCAACAGCAGGGAATGAAGAATGCCCGTACTGCGACTGAGGTTTCTCAGATTGGAGCCCTCATGGGTCAGTCAACGGACCTTCGGGCTAGGATCTTCCGGATCTCGCTCGGTTATGTTTATCGGCAGGCCTACTCCGTTCTCTGCCAGTTTGGGAAGAAATCCCTTTCTTATTACTTTAACCAAGCCTTCGGAACCATTCCTCCGGAAGCCTTGCAGGTTGAATATGCAATTCATCCATCGGGCTCGGCGGACGGAATCAATAAGGCAGTCCAATATCAGAAGGCCTTCAGCCGGATGCAACTGCTTTCGGGTAATCCTTTCGTGGATCAGCCTTCTCTTGTCCGCTCGGTTCTCGAGATCGACGATCCGGCCTTGGTGAACAAGCTACTCACCGATCCTAACCTCCGTGGGCAGGATGAGAAGGAGGAGCAGGCTAAAGAGAACCTTATCATGGAAAGTGGGTATCCGGTGGCAGTTAAGCCTCAGGATGACCATAAAGCACATATCGAAGTTCTCCTTGGCAGGATTCAGTTGCTCACTCAGCAGGGTGGGGGATCTCAGCAGTCTCAGCAGTTGTACGGTCAACACCTTGAGGGACACCTTCAGGGGCTTGGAAAGACTGACAAGAACGCTGAGAGGCAGATTCGGGCAATGCTCAGGAAGCAGGCTCAGAGTATGCAGGCTCAAGGCCAGCCTCAGCAGGGTATGACATCAACTCAGACTATGCCTCAAGGCGGAGTGTAATAAGGCTTTATAATATATGTTGCATAAACTCAAGATTGTCTTACGCCTCTGGAAAGAACTTGGAGAGGTATCGGTTGACTGGAAACAGGAGGACACTACCGCAACCAAGTTGTTCTTTGAATCTGCCTCCGGCAAGCGGTTCATCACCTGTCTGCGAAATGCGGCAACTCGTAAGGATATTAGCGCAGTTTTCAAAGGCGGCGGATTGTTTGAATCCGGAAAAGCAGTGGGTTTCCGAGAAGCACTTGTCTTTATCGAATGGTTGGCTTCTTCGGAGATTGAAGATTTTAACGAGGACTCGGAGCCTGAGGCCGTTTCCGAACTCCTCGAAAAACTACGGCCTTAAACTTAACGGGAAGGACACCTGACAAACCATGATCGAGGAGAGCAACATCGGAGTCGAGCAGGTTGCGGAACCAGCAGACTCCTCCAAGGTAGAATCGGTAAGCGAGGAAATGATTCGTGAGCTTGCGGCGCAAGCTGACGGAGTTCCTTACAAGCCGAAAGCGGAATCACCTGCACTCGCAAAGCAGGACCAAGGGGCCTCAGAAAAACCACAAACAAACGAGGAAGTTAAAGATTCGTTAGAATCGACTGACTCAAAAGAAACAAAAGAAGATTCAAAGGTTGTATCGGATGATGCAACCAAGTCTCTCAACGCCTCCGAACCCTCGAGCGACAAGCCTGAGGTTAAGGACGTTAAACGGGCTAAAGAAGAGGCTCGTTTGGCTGAAAGCTGGAAAAAGCTGGAAGCTGAAAAAGCCCAAGTTCGTGCAATCCAAGCAGAGTTCCAAAGAAAGATCGAAGAAGCTGAAAAGGCCTCCGATCCGACTAGTCCGGCCAAGCCGGAGGAACTTCGCAAGTTTGCCCGTGAATGGGAGGACGAGGGTAAGGACGATCTTGCGAAAGCGGCTCGCATTCAGGCTGAAAAGCTGGAACAGAAGATCCGCAGGGATGCGGAACGTGGTGAACGCAAGATCAAGGATTTTAACGAGACATGGACCACAAGTGTGAATCGCATGATCTCTGAGAATCCTGAACTCAAAGACGAGTCATCGGATCTTGGGAAGAGAGTCATCTCTCTGCTCAAGAGTGAAGATGCCGACTTGAGGAACCTTATCAATTCAACGCCAAACGGATTCGTCTATGCCACTCAGATTGCAAAGATGCAAAAAGCGGCGGAGGAGTCGGAAGCGTTGAGGACTGAAATTGAATCTTTAAGAAAAGAAAACGGGGACCTTCGGAAAAAGACCTCGCTATCTGCAAGCGGAAATCAAAAGCCTGCCAAACGGAAATCCTTCGATGAGATGGACTCCCGCCAACAGGAATCTTTCCTCCGCAGTATGGCAGTGGACTCTGATTCTGGTGTTCTCGTAGGAGATTAAAAATCATGGCTACTATGACTCGCACCAGTGCGTCATCCAACCTCTCAAGCTATTTTCAGGCTTACCTGAGCAAGCAGTTGGTTGATCGTATTAAAGAAACACTCAAACTAAACGACTACGCCCAGCAGGTTGATCTGCCCAAGAACATCGGAAGTTCTTCCGTTAAGTTCTTCCAGTATGATACCGCTCCGGCCTCGTCCAACGTCCAGACCCTCACCGAAGGTACGCCTATCAGCACCTTCCGTGAAGTTGGATTGAATAGCGTCTCTGTCTCGCTTACCCAATACGGTGAAGCGGTTAAGATCAGTGACGTTCTTTCCATGACGAGCCTCTTTGACGTTCTCAAAGAAGCCGTTGGTGCAATGGGTGAAGAAGCGGCCCTCAAAGCTGACGATCTTTCCCGTGACCAGTTGGTTACTGGAACTGACGTTGGTGGAAACGGAACCACGAAACGCTACGGACAAGGGATTGCGGATTTCACAACCCTCAACTCCACGGCGGCGGCTTCTGCGTTCTTGGACGCTGAGGACCTCATGGATGCGGTGACTGCGCTGAAAGCCAACAAAGCTAACCCTTTGAATGGTCAATTCGTTGCGTTGGTTCCCCCTCAGATCAGTCGGGACTTGTTCCGTGATACGGACTTCCTGAACACGGTCTATCGCAATCCTGAAACCAAAGTCGGTTCGTTCCCTGCTGGAACCCTCGGTTCCTTCTACGGGGTGCGTATTGCCGAACATACCAACCCCTTCATCGAAGGCTCGACTGCCGGAACGTATAGTGCGTCTGGCTCAATCTACTCGACTGTGGTGTTGGGTGCGAATGCGTTTGGTGTTGTGAAGATCGCTGGGGATTCCCCCTTCAGCCCTCGCATCATCCTGAACAATGCGGCTGACAAAGCTGACCCGCTCAATCAGACAACCGTGGCCGGATGGAAATCCTTCTTCGCCGCCAAGTTGCTGAATGCGAAACGTGCAGTGGTCATCAAGTCGAAGTCTCGCTTCGCCTAAATTAGATGAACAAAGGACTGCTGATCCTAGCTAGTCCCGAGGCAAAGGGGGGCCGCTCAGTAATGGGCGGCTCCCCCAAGCCCGAATCTGAAGGCTCCGATTATTCTTCGGAGAAAGAGGGTTTGGGAATGTCCTTGGACGTACCTGCCGAAAAGCTCCCCGAGGGAACCCAAGAGGGTGATTATGTCGCACTCAAGGGCAAAGTCTCGAAGCTGGACGATAAGGGCGCAACCATTGAAATCTTTGAGGCCAACCTGACTCCTGATGAGGGAGAAGAGGAAAAGAGCGAGGAAGATATTCGCTCGATGGCTGAAGAAGCAGACGCAGGCAATTCCTGATTCGATATGCCCATCTATCTCTATGAGAACAAAGATGGGGAAATCGTGCAGGAGATCGTCTCCGTCGAGAATAGGGATAAACGGAAGGGACTCAGAAGGGTCCCTTCCGCCCCCTATATCCACCGTGGCGTTTCCGATCCTGATTCTTCATCGGAAGGCGCACGAAGGTTTTATCGAGAGTATGAAGAAAAGGGAAAACTCAAGAACCGGAAATATTCCAAAAGCCGGATTAAAAAGATTTGGGATTGGAGTTAAACAAATATGAGTTCAATTAAAGAATTATGTAAAGATACAAGGCAGGGCGGAACAAATGGGGCTACTTACGAGAATGGCACTACTGCTGTTACCGGAAACTTTGGTTCCATCACTGCGCTTGAAAATAGCGTGTTTGCTTTGCTTACAGCATCGAATTGGGATGGAGATGCAACAACCTCTCTTCCACTGCCTGCCGGAGCAACCATCTACGGCAAGTTCACTGCATTCACCCTGACAAGTGGAAAAGTAGTCGCATACAAGGCCTAATCATATGCCTAGCGTAAAAGAACTCTATAAGAAGTTATCGGACGTAAAGATTGACGCAAATAGCGTCAATCTAAATACAGATACACTAGAGTCTCTTCTATCTACAACGCAAACTGACGTTGCGCTAATCAAAGCTGATATGGCTAATGGAGTGTCAGTTAATGGAGATGTTAATGCAAATATCATTCCATCCCAAGTATCCGATGGTATTCAGAATTATACAGATAACATAGGGCAAATTCCTGTTTTTGCTAACCTTGATCCATATCAAATTGGTCAAGGAATTGAGCGTTATATAGAGGACTACGGCAATAACATACCAGTGAATGAGGCCAATTCAGCAACTATCAATTCTTCTGTATCATCTATTAGTTCTGCCATAGGCGCACAAACAGACTCAGTTGCCACAACCGACACTAACAACTGGACAGTAATAGCGTTTATCAAGCGTGGAATGCAAAACTGGACAAGCCTTCTAGGGAGGATTCCGGCTCTTGTTTCTGGCAGAATACCAGTTGACGGATCGGGTGTAACTCAACCAGTTAGCGGAACAGTAACTGTTAATGATGCTCAAGGCACAACCGTAACCAAAAGTTCTTTTACAAGTACAACTGCTTCAACATCATTGGTAGCTTCAAGCGCAAACAGGAGAATGCTCACAGTGTTCAACGAAGGTGCTGGGACGCTTTACGTTTCCGCTGGATCAACTTGTACAACGACAGCTTATCAGGTGAGGCTATCTTCTGGTGATTATTGGGAATGTCCGTCCAGTCAAGCCTCACTTGCTCACACGGCAGTCTTTGCTTCAACCGGTTCTGCAAGAGTAACTGAAATAGTCTAAAATAGTATGCTTACCAAAGCACCAGTTCCTCCTCCGTTTCCGATTACTGGATACGATGCCAGTAACAAAAGGTTTTGGACTTCCGACTGTCCAAACTTCAGCACAAGTGGTTCAGGTGGTGTTATTACTAATGGACAAACATGTTTGTATCCATTCTATATTAAATACGATGTCCCAGCCAATGCCCTTGAGATGAAGGCATATTATTATGCAAACGGCTATTCTCAGTCTGGTTTCTCGAATGTATGTCACTGGGGAATGTATAGAGTAGGGTCTAGTTTATTAGACTCTGCACTTGTTGAGACAATAACTGCATCTGATACATCCAACTATCTTTCTGGAAGTAAAACCCAAACACTTACTTCTGCATATACGAAGGGATGGTATGTTGCGTGTGTTGTTGCAATATCTGGCCAGACATACGGGAATACAACAAATGTTCTACCACAAAGCGCAGATGTGTTTGGTTACAGTGGAACTGTTGGTTCATCTTCTATTTATAATAAACAAGGTGCTGGGGTGGCTTGTTTGTCTGGACAAACATCTGGACTACCCTCCTCTTTAACCTCTGCATCTATTGTATTCACTAACCAGTATGGAATACCAGTCTGGTTGAAATACTGATGAACTATTTATTTCTTATCCCAATCACAGTTATGTTCTTTTCGTGTTGCGGGAAAAAAGAATCAAACAACAACCTTCCCCGTTACTCAGACATGGGTGCGGCTGAAGATGCGGGTAAGGCAAAATGACCAAGGAGGACCAAGTAGTTAGGTGCCTTCAATATATGTTGGACGAAGGATTCTGCTCACTTGGTTACTCACAAGGCGAACCCTGCGTTTTCTTGGAGACTAGTATCAACGATGCTCAGGAAGCTATTAAGTCAATCAGCGGGAGTGAGTCGTGAACTTAATCGAGAGGTGTCTTTTTTGGCTTTGGGCCAAGCTATTTCTTGGAAGAATGAACTCTCAAATCCTTGAAAGGGCGATGAGGCTATCAAAGGATCATAACATGGATGCCGGAGAGTTGGGCTACGATCCACGCACCAAACACCTAATTTCTTACGCAAAGGTCAGGAAGGATCTTGGCAACCCCGAGACTCTGACCGGAGCAATTATTCATATCGCAGTGGCAGTATCCTACCTTGAGGGCCACGGCAGGAAGGATGATTAGTGTCATGGGGATTGATATGGTGGACGCAATCGTAGAGATGAAGGAGCGTCTAGCTCGTCTCGAGGAAGTCCAGCGTTCCATGCAGGAGCGTCAAAAGCATATCTGCGACATTGTAGAGAAGCAGGCCTGCAATCTTGGGGAATGGGTTGAGCGTATCTCTATGAGGGTTAGTGCGATAGAGAGCATATGGGCCAAGCTATTAGGTGCGGCAACCGTGATAAGTATTATTTTCTCGTTTCTCTTTGACTGGATTAAGTCCCGTCTTACAGGTCACTAGGAGCAAAATTATGGCAGAAATTAGCACAACACAAAGTTTCTCTGACGGAGATACAGTAACGGCAACAAAGCTGAATAACATTCAAGCGAATGCTTCCATTCAGCCGGAAGCAATTACAAACAAATCAGCGGAGACTGTTGTAGATTCAGCTAACGATTATCTGCTGATGTATGATTCCTCTGCGGCTTCTCTTAAGAAGGTCATTCCGTCGAACATAGTAAAAGCAGGAACATCTTCCGACTTCTCGGTTGGTGGGAATGCAACAGTCATAGGGACTCTCGGAGTGACTGGTCTTATTACTGCAACTGGCGGGGTGAGCGGGGCTATTACGGGTAACGTGACTGGCAACCTGACGGGCAATGTAACTGGTAATGTCACAGGGAATGTAACCGGAAACGTAAGCGGCTCGGCTGGGTCATGCACGGGGAATGCCGGAACCGCAACTGCCTTGGCTACTGGACGCACGATAGGGATTACAGGTGATGTAACCTATACGTCCCCATCATTCAACGGATCGGCAAACGTAACCGCAACCTCCACACTAGCATCTACTGGTGTCACGGCAGGAACCTACGGTGATACGACAACGATCCCGTGTATTACGGTGGATGCCAAGGGAAGGCTTACTAGCGTTACAACCAATACTGCGACGATCCCTGATGGGTATGTATCTACTGCCAAGATTGCTGATCTAGCGATCACTACTGGAAAACTTAACGATTTGGCAGTCACTACCGCAAAGATCACTGATTCCTCGGTCACTACCGCAAAGATCAATGATGCGGCTATTACTACAGCTAAAATTGCAGACTCTTCCGTAACTAGCGCAAAGGTTGACTCAGCCGGAGTGTGTGTTCTCGGCACTGCTCAGGAGTTCACAAGGACTCACAACTTCAACGCCACGACTCTTACTGATGGTGCTACGATCTCTTGGGACCTGTCTCAGAACCAAGTATGCTCCGTGACTCTTGGCGGGAATAGGACGCTCGCCAATCCTACAAATCAAGTTGACGGCTCCGTATATATCCTAGTTGTAAAACAGGATGCGACAGGAGGCAGGACTCTCACGTTTTCTTCAGCCTATAAGTTCGCAGGAGGCACTGCGCCGACAATCACTTCAACGGCAAACAAGGTTGACGTTCTGACATTTATCTCAGACGGAACCAATATGCTTGGTGTGGCTAGTCAAAGTTTCCTCTAATAGTCATGGCTTATCCGGTCATGCCACTTGGCTTCCTTGCTGGTAGCCAAAGCGATAATGATGCTTACCAGATAGCTCGTAGCCTTCGCTTCAACACATCAGACAGCAGTTCGCTTACCAAGACATATTCCACGGGATCGGCCCCGACAAGCTGGACATTAAGCGTGTGGCTGAAGAGATCGTCTCTTTCAACGGTATCTAGCATATTTTCATCCAGAAGCGGCAACTCGGTAACTCAGCTTGAGTTTGCCTCTGATGACAAACTATCCCTTGTCGGGACGAACTCGGGCGGGTCATTGACGATGAACATTAAGACATCCGAGGTGTTCAGGGATGTTACAGCTTGGTATCACTTGGTTTTGTCGGTGGATACGGCACAGGCTACTGCCTCGGATCGGGTAAAGATTTATGTCAACGGATCTCAGATTACGTCATTCACTACATCCACCTACCCTCCACAAAACTCAACCTATGCAACCTTTGGCGCAACTGAGCATAGCCTAGGGGCAAGACTCCTAGCTTCATCCGGAGTCGATTCGTACTTCAGCGGGTACATGACTGAGGCTATTGGAGTCGATGGGCAGGCTTTAACTCAATCGAGTTTCGGTAGCACAAATACTATCAATAATCGGTGGAATGCCATCGGTTATAGCGGGACCTACGGAACGAATGGATTTCTTCTCAAGATGTCGGACAATAGCTCCGTTGCGGCTTTGGCATACGATACTGCAAACTCAAAGAACTGGACGGCAAACAACTTCTCAGTTACGGCAGGAACAGGAAACGATAGTTTTGTAGATAGTCCTACAAATTACGGAACAGATACCGGAGTAGGAGGTGAGGTGAGGGGGAGCTATGCCACCATTAATCCGCTATACCAATACGGAAGTACATTATCCAATGGGAACTTAGATTTTTCTAGCTCTTCTACTTTTGGTCAATCAATGGCTAATTTTGCAGTAAGCACTGGCAAGTGGTATTGGGAGCTAATAGTAGGAACAGCAGGTTATCTTGTCGGAATAGCGCAGGTAGGTCAATCCTTCCCATTTCAATGGGGAACCTCAAAGACATGGTATAGTGCAAATGGAAACTTTTATGATGGAGGGACAAGTAGCGGATCTCCTGCGGTAACCTATACGACTAATGATATAATAGGTTATGCGCTCGATCTTGTTGCAGGAACATTCAAAGTATATAAAAATAATACGTTAATTGGAACAGTTGCATCTGGATTAACTGGAAGTTGGTATCCTGCATTTAGTGGAAACGATGGTGGTGGGACACGGACTGGAACATGGAACTTTGGCCAACGTCCATTCGCCTATACAGCACCTTCCGGACATAGCGCATTATGTTCAGTCAATCTAAACAAGAGCACTGCAATCACGACTAGCGGTTCTTTCATAGGAAACGCAAGCACCGACGGAACATACGTTTGGCTGAACGGAACTCCAACGGCAATGACAATTAACGGAAATGCGGTGACTTTTGGAACTCATGCAGATCGTCTTGCCTCAGGATTCAAGCTGAGGACTGCTTCAACAAGCTATAATGCTTCAGGATCTAATACATTTTCAATTACCACTACCGGAGCTAAGTATAAATACGCAAGGGCGCAAACAAACTAAGAATATACTAAGGAGACAACAATGAACTTACTGGACATGGCAACATTCGTAACGGCAAAGATCGGGAAAACCGACTCCGACTCAGTATCTCAATGCAAAGAGTTTCTTGCGAGGAGATATGAGCTTATCTGGTCTAGTCAGCTTTGGAGGGACACCCTCGGAACATCGACGCAAACAGTCCCTTCCGGCACACAGGATGTGACTATCTCGAACAGTGCGATTGACCAGATTGTAGCCGTTAGATGGTCTGATACCACTCTTGGTCCGGTACAATATGAAGCTGTCTATGCGATTGATCCCACTTTATTTGACAATACCGGAACCCCCCTAGGTTTCGTAACTCTGCCTAAGACATCGAGCGGTGTATGCCAACTCAGGCTCGTCCAGACTCCTTCCGAGACAAAGACGTTATCCGTTCTTGGTAAGATCAAACTGCGGATTATCGACGGATCTTCACAATTCCAAACCCGCAATCTGACTAGCGATACCGATAGTCCTGCTCTTAACGGCATAGACAACGCCCTCCTTGCTTTTGCCGAAGGGGATATGCTCACTCGGGACCGTCAATACTCAAAGGCTCAAATGATGTACGGGGACGGGGTAGCTCAAATCAAAGTGGCTACAAACATTGAGAAGGGGCAGTCAGCCTACAACCTTACCGTAACTGCCGTAGATTCCGGTGAGTGGTCTAGGTCGGATTGGGATTATCCGGTCTATTCCGGATCGAAATCGGCCTTCTTGGGATACCTGTAAAAAATGCCGATAGTCTCAAATAGTGGGTTGGATGACCCAATCCTCTTTGACACGACATCCTCCTTTGTCGGTGGGGTAAATAATATCTCTGCCACAAAGTTGCTTGAGGCAACTCAAGGATCGGAGTTCATCAATGTTGACATTGATCGGGTTGGGAATGCAGTAACAAGAAGAGGAACGACTAGCGTTTCCGCAACTGCCGTTCCTGAGGGGTCTGCGTCAATTCAGGGGATGTATTACTTTGATACTGGATCGGTAAATCAGCTTGTCATAGCCAAGAATAGAAAGATTTTCTGGTATAACGGAGTAGTTGGAAGCGGGTCTTGGACTCGAGACTCATCATCTTACTTAACAAATGCCTCTGATGATGTTGTCAACTTCGCACAGCTTTCCGATAAACTATATTTCTGTGACGGGGTAAGCAACATCAAGACATTTAACGGAACTGCTGTTGCCTCGATTCCTTCTTCGGCAAATGCACCTACCGGAGTAAAGTTTCTATGTTCTCACACGAACAGGATGTTTGCTATAAGAACATCAGAACCTGATACAATCTATGTATCAGATATTTTAAGCGCAGATGGAACTGGTGCATGGTCTAGTATTGACTCTTTTAGAGTTGGTGGAGATGGAGAACCAATTACAGGAATATCTTCTTGGACTGGTTTCCGTCTTGTTGTTTTCAAGCAGAACTCAACATATGTTATTACAACTGATCCTACCGCTTCATCAATATCTAGTTGGCCGATTGAGATAGTAAGTGGTGATATTGGTTGTGTTGCTAGAAATAGTATTTGCCAAATTGGTGCAAATATCTACTGGCTTGCACAAGATGGTGTCCGGAGTATGCAAAGAATCCTTCAGGGTACGGATCAAGAAATTAGTGAACCACTTTCAAAGATTATTGACTCCACGATTCAGGAGATCAATAGGACATACATCAGTAAGGCATCAGCCGCTTACTATAAGAACAGGTACATTTTATCTGTTCCAATCGGATCATCTGCAACAAATAACTGCTCTATCGTCTATAATACAGTCCATAAAGCGTGGTCAGGAAAATGGACTAATTTCTCATCAAATGAGTTCTGTCACTATACAAATAGTCCATCTAACTGCCTAGTTTTTGCGACTCCATCTGGATCAGTCCTTCAATGGAGGGAGTGGATAAAGGATGATAATGAGGTTGCTAGCGATTATCAAGACTCCGGAGAAAACATACGGACAAGCCTCACGACTCGAGAGTTCACATTCGGTGAAACGATGAGTTATAAGAGTCTTAACAATATCGAAGTTCAGTTTTACTCGTCCTTGGCCTACTGCTCGATCTCTTTGATAAATGAAAATGGGGACACGGTTACTGCTTTTTCCAACATAGATAGTTCGGCCTACTCCGGTGGGCTTGGGTCATTGATCCTTCCGTTTGTTCTTAATTCAAGTGCCGTTATCAGGAACCAGAAGGCTAAACGAAGGGCAAGGAGCCTCCTAGGGAATCAGCCAGTAAAGGGGGTTCAGGTATTGGTCGAAAGCAGTTCAGGAAAACTTAACCTTCAAGCGGTGATCGTGAGCGCATTCTTGGATGCCTTTGTGAACGAAGAACTATGACGGTTACTGCTTCAATGGCGGCTGATTGGGTCAGCACAAGGATGAAGGGGTGGGAGAATGTGACTCATACGACGAATGTTCTTCAGTGGTATATGAATAACGAGCTTTGCGGGATAGCTACTGATGGGCATGAGATCAGGGGTGTAGCTTGCGTCAGGTTCTTGAATCAGGAAGAAGATGGTCTTGATCCATATAAGCATGATCCGAATGGAAATTGCACTTGGGTCGAGCTAGTGGTTGCAGATCAAGGATTTGCAATATCTTCTTTATTTAATCTCCTATGGTCTAAATACGGAAGAAGGCCTTTCGTTGCTTACCGGAGGGGCTTAAAGAACGGGAAAATCAGGAAGTTCGGTGTCGATATGTTTGACCGCATGAACTCCTATTGCATGAAAAATCTAACGCTTGCCACTCAATAAAGTGGCACTACATGGAGGAAAACAATGTTTTTAGAACAAAGACTTTTTAACGAGAAGTGGTCGCATTCCTTCTCAGGGATGTTTTGGAATAGCATGGTATTTTATGGTGGATCTCCGCCATCTCCGCCCCCTCCCCCTGCCGCTCCTGACTATGCGGCGGCTAATCGTGCTGGTGTAATTGCCGATGTTGAAACACTTGGTGCAAAGAAGTCTATTGAGCAAGCCGCAAAGGTTGGTGGCACTGCACTTGGTTTTGGAGTAACGACAAAAACTGATGACAAAGGTAATGTTAAATACTACCAAACATTTGATGATAAAGGTGCAAGGTATAGTAGTCCTATTGAGATTGAGAAGTCTGAGGCAGTGCTAGATTTTAGCGGTAAGTCGGATCTTGACGTTGCTAAGGCTCAGGCTGATTTCCAGAGAAAAGAGGAAAGAGTAAATGCTCAAAACTCTCTGGATCTTCAGAGTGAATATGGAACCAAGTTTGCGGAGCAGGCAAAGGACCAATTAAAAGCCCTCGATCCAACCGGATATGCCAACCGAGAACTATTGGGAGAGAAGGTTGCTAATACGAAGTTTGAGGGAGTTTCGGATGGTCCTGAGTTCAAGAAGAATGAGTCCGGACCTAGCTACGAGATGAGCAATGATGGACCTTCGCTTGCTCGTCAGGCCTACGGTCCTCAGTTTCAAGCAGGAGACGAGAACGCAGGTGGAGGCAATGCCGCAAAAGGCAGGGCTGAGATTGAGCGTCAGCTTGGCGAAAATCTTTTCAATAACGGAAAACTTACCGATGAGCAGGCTCGTCGGCTGAACAATTCTGTCCGTGGGGCTCAAACTGCTCGAGGCAACATCTACGGGAATGCTCCTACCGCTCAGGAAATCCTGACTCGCTCAGGAGCAGAGCAGGACATGGCTCGTCAGGCTCGTTCTGATGTTGTCGGTTATCTGCAATCAGGACAGAGCAGTTACGACATCGCCAATGCGATTCGGCAGGAATCCAATCAGCTAGCCCAACAAGGCTACATGAACTATTCGACGGCTAACTCCGTCAATAATGCGCTTGCCCAACAAGAGTTTCAGAATCAACAGACTGCTCTTGGGCAAAGGAACCAAGCCCAACAGTCGATGTATCAGAATGATCTCAGTGCAAACACCGCAAACAATCAGCTAGCTCAACAGGCTTACGGCAATCAGCTAGCGGCAGTTCAGCAGAGGAATGCGGCCTCCCAACAGGGGATCGCAAACCTTCAGTCCTATGCCGGACTTCAGCCGATTGTCACGCAGGGCGGACAACTTGGAAACTTGGGTCAGGGTGCGGCTCCGACGATCCAGACTCCGATCCCGCAGGGGGCCAATATAAACCCAAACGCAGGACAGACCGGAGCAAACTTCGCTCTTGGCGTTTATGGAAATCAGACAAGCCAGTACAACGCTCAACTTGGATACCTAGCAAGCACCTATAATACATCTCAGCAGTACAATAGCCCTCTTTCTTGGATAACGGGAGTCGGCGGGGTTGCGGCTAAGATTGTTTAAGGAGATTTCATATGGGTTTAATTAAAGACATTTATGATATGAGCAGGCAGTCCGACATGGATGCCTTTAACGAGAAGAAGTTCAATGCGGAAATGGAACTCAAGCAGAAGTATTACGAAAAGCAGATGCAGGCATACAATGAACGCAACACTAGGAAAGAAGCTGTATATGCAGGGATTCAGGAACTTGGTGAACTAGACAAAACAATCGGCGAGACGAGCTTTCAGAAAACAATGCTCGAGCAGAAGCTACAAAAATCTGCCCTCGATAATCCCGAGGAAGCCAAACAGTTCATGCTTGAGGGGCAAGTGTTGGCTAAAAGACTTCAGGACCTAAACAATGTTCGGAAGGTCAAGGGAGCAGAACTTACCTACCGATCAATCGACGGAGAGTTTGCAAAAGCGAAAGCCTTGGACTTGGCGGATTTCTTGAATGGGAAGGAGCCCTCCGAATCCGGAATGGCAACAGTAACCAAAAAGCGCAAGGTTCTCGACGAGAACGGCATGGATACGGGTGAGACTGAGACAGTGAGCATGAAAGTCCCGCAGTCGCAGGCCGGATATGGTGGTTATGTTGGTGGCGAGGCTCAGGCACCGAAACAAGCTGGGTACAATCCATATTCAATGGCAGGGGCTATTGTGGATTCTTCCGCTCCTATTGGTAACGCTACTCCCGAATATGCAATGCCCATGTATAGGAATCGGTCAGAGAATCAGTTAATGACTGATGTGGCGAATGTTCCGGTAGGTGGTCAAACGCCTCAACCTACGCAGGCTACACAAGCCAAGCCTCAGGCTGACACTGAAGCAGTAAGGCAACAGGCTTTGAGCGCAATGTCTCGAGCGCAAACGCCGGAGCAACGTCAAAAGATTAAGGATCGTGCGGCCCAAATGGGAGTCAACCTTCCATAACGTGTGGGCATATTCGACGATATATTAGAAGAGAAGAAAAGGCCGGAGGAAACTCCGAAGCCTAAGGGTTTATTTGACGATATAGTAGGGGCTGAAGAAAATCCTCAGCCTCAGCCTCAAGCCAAGCAGGAGGCAACTCCGGTTGTAGAACCTAAGGCAGTAGGCATATTTGACGATATTGTTGGGTCGGGTGGTGGTGGCGGCCTTCGCCCCATGACTGAATATCAGGAGCCTCGCAAGGATGATTCCACTTTTGCAGGAGCCCTAGGTCGAGGAGCGGCACGTTCCGCTATTCCTACGGGTGCTGGTATTGTTGGTGGAGCATTGAGCGGAGCCGCAATCGGAGCCGTTATGACTGGTCCCGCCGCTCCTGTGGGGGCGGCAATCGGTGGTCTTGCTGGTGGTGTCCTAGCCTCGATGGGGGCGGAGGCCTTGCAGGAATACGGGATGGACAAGATTCTCTCTCCTGAAACCAAGAAGGCGATTGACGATCAGTTTAAGAAGGATGCAGAACAACAACCCGTAGCCTCTTTTGTCGGGCAAGTGGCTCCTTCCGTGGCTTTCTTTAGGCCTAGCCCTAGCAACCTCTCTAAAGCCGGAACCTTTGCAAAACAGATCATCTCCGGTGAGATTACTAAAGAGGCGATGGAGAATCCTGCCGTGAGGGAGCAGGCCTCGAACCTTCTTAATGTTGCATTCAATACAGGAACTCAGGGAGGCTTGGAGGCCTATAATCAATTTCAACAAGGGGACTTCAATCCCCTTAGGCTTGGGGCAAGCCTTGTGGTGGGAGCCCTTAATACTGAACCAACAAGACTAGGCAAGATGGCAACCGCTCCTTCCGAAAGAGTGGCGGAGGCTATTCAGGCTAGGAGGAATGCTTCCGAGTCACAACCGCAGTCACCCGAGTCCGATGTGCAGAATCAGGGGAATGCAGAATCAAGCCCTGCTCAAATCAATCAGGAGCAATCTCCTGTTCCAGATAGATCCGAGCTAGTCCTGTCTCCATTCAAGAAGGCAAGACTAACCAAGCTGGATGGGATTGAAAAAGACTTACGGGCCAAGAGGGATGCTGAGGTTCAGAACTTGGATCAGGATCAGCCAAGCAACCCTTCTTATTACGATGAAAGAATAGATGAAGTTAAGGCTGAAAGGGAGAGATTGCTTAGGTCAGAGGAAAGGCCCTCCAAGTCTTTTGAGGAAGATGCGATTGAGCCTAGCGAAATTGGTTACGACATTATTGACTTCATCGAGGAGCAGGGAGGGATGCTTTCCAAGGGAAGGGCAATCCGGAACCGGAACATTGATTTATATGGAAAGAATAATGGTCCATCTATCCTCAGGTTAAGCGAATCCAAGGCTCCGGCTGAGTACGATGGGATGCCTAATCTAAAAGGCCCATATAAGAAACTACTGAAGGGGACAACTCCGGTGGACGAGATCGCTCAATCTGCCTATGAGCAGTTGGGGATTGGGGATGGAACGAGTGGCGGATTATGGAGTGCGATTGATAAGGCAATTACTTCAAGGAAGAAGGCTTCCGACATAGATAACTCGATCAAAGTTAACGACAAACAGAGGCAGGCCTTCAGTTCCGAGATTCTAAAACCCAAGGAAGGTCAGACATCATTCAAGACCGCAGACTTGCAGATTGGTGACATCATTCGTAGCGGTAAGAACTATTTTCAAGTATTGGACATCCATCCCGAAAACTACTCAAGGACTATAAAGGGGCCTGAGGAGTTTGGGACTAGGACGATCAAGGAAGATTCAATTATTTTTGCGGATCAGGCTACAAACGCAGACGGAGATCCGCTTCAGGGAGTGAAAGTCAGGAATGCGAAGTTTGAGGGAATCAAGACTCAGATGCCACTCGAGCAGAAAATCGCCCAATTCAAGGGTACGGATACTGAAAGCGGGAATACTGGTGAACGTCCGACTTTCAGGGAAAGACTGCAAGGAGTTAAGAATGTTCTTTCCGAAAGGCTTACTGATTTCCGCCGGATGTTCCAAGACAAGTTCGTGGATGTGGAGAACTTACAAAAAGATGTGAGCAGAAGATCCGGAAGGCCGATTGCCGAGAATGCAAACCTAAAGCAAAGGGAAGAACTTTATCACGGAAGAGTAGGTGAGAGGATAGGAGATTTTGAGGACACGAAGGTTACTCCATTGCTGGATGATTTGCGTAAGAGCGGAGTGGATCGTAAGGACTTTGAGTTATATGCGCTAGCCAAGCATGGCAGAGAGAGGAATACGGTCATTGCTCAGAGAGATGTCAACAAGCCGGATGGTGGAAGCGGTTTAACGAATGCTGAAATATCTAGGATACTAGATGGGAATAATCCCCTGATACCAAAAGCTGTGCAGGCAAAAATGGAGCCGATCCGCCAAAAGCTAGTTGCGATCAATAAGTCAACTCTTCGCAATCTATGGGAGGGTGGTCTTATTTCAGGCGAAACCTACGACCTATTATCAAATAGGTTCACAGACTACGTTCCCCTTGTTGGGAAGGCGGGTGCTACGGATGTTGAGGTTGAGGGTACTATGGGTACAGGAGCGGGTTATGATGTCAGGGGTAACGACATTAAGATTGCCGAAGGAAGAAGCACGATAGCTCCCGATCCTTTAGCCTACTCTCTTCAGCTTCACAGGGATTCCATTATCAGGGCGGAGAAAAACAGGGTCATGCAGACTGCGGCTCAGTTTGCCACTAGATACAGGGATAACGGGATTATCGAAGTAGTTCAGAAGGGTGATATTGGTAGCGCAAACGATAAAGACATCATCGCTTTCAAGGAAAATGGGGAAACAAAGTATCTCAGGATCAACGATCCAAGACTTGCCGATGTAATGAAGAACAGGGCTAGCGTCACAACAGGTCCGATTATTCAATTTCTATCAAAGATGAATCGGTGGTTTGCCTATGTGAATACTCAAGCCTCACCGGAGTTTGTCGTAGCCAACTTTGCTCGAGACTTGCAAACGGCTTTGGTCAATATCAGCGGAGAGAATGCAAAGGGATTGGCATCAAGCCTGATTAAGAGCGTTCCAGATGCGCTTAAAGCAACCTATCGGGCTGAGATGGGTAAGCCTGATATGAACGGAAAGATGGATGTCTATTACAAAGAGTTCAAGGAAGCCGGAGGGAGGATGACTTTCTTCGGGCTCAAGGATCTTGCGGCTACTCAGACCGATATTCAGAAGGCTTTGGGTAATGGTGGATTCAGGAATGCGACAAAGGTGTTTAAGGTTGCTTTGGATAAGTTGGCTAGGCTCAACTCCGCAGTAGAAAATGCAACTAGGCTTGCAACATATTCTGCGCTTCGTGAGAACGGGTATTCGGTTCAGAAGGCCGCTTATGCGGCTCGTAACATAACGGTCAATTTCACTAGGAAGGGTACTGCGGGACCTCTCCTTAATTCGATCTACCTATTTGCAAATGCCAACATCCAAGGAACTGCTCGAATCTTTCAGGCAGTAGCCACGAGCCCGAAAGTAAGGAAGATCCTTACGGGGGTTATGGTTGCAGGGTATTTTCGGTCAATGGCAAACCGGATTATCGGAGGGGAGGATGAGTCCGGAGAGTCCTACTACGACAAGATCCCTCAGTATGTGAAGGAGACAAACTTTATCATCATGAGGCCGGACATTAAGGGGAGATATTTCAGCATTCCTATGCCCTACGGGTATTCCGTTGCAGACTATACTGGTCAGCTTCTCAGCGAGGTAAGCCCCAAGGAGGCATTTGGCGGGGGAGCCTCAAAGTCTCAGGCCCTAGGAAAGCTAGCGGGAGCTATGCTCGATAACTTCAACCCACTAGGCGCATCCAAGTCTCTGCTTCAGACGATTTCACCCACAATCCTAACTCCAATCACCGACTACGCATTGAATATGGATTATTCCGGCAGGCCAATCATGCCTACCCCAAGCCCATTCGACGCAACTCCTCCTCCAAACTCGCAAAGGTATTGGAGTAATGTTGGGCCGATCCCAAAAGCTATCGCGCAGAAGCTCAATGAGCTAACGGGAGGGAATGAGGTGAGGTCTGGTGCTATCGACATAAGCCCCGAAACTATTGGACAGGTTTTTGATTTCTTCACCGGATCGGCGGGGAAGTTTGCGGAGAGGCTTGTCAACCTTCCTCGAGGAGTTCTGAAAGCTAGTCAGGGTCAGATAGAATGGAGTGATATGATTGGTGACATCCCGATGACTCGCAAGGTTTATAAGGCAGTGCCTTCGTATGTTGACACGGTCCGTTATCAAGACTTACGAAAAGAGATTCTTACGGTTGCTGACGAAGTTAAGTTGGCTCAGACAACAAGAGACACGAAAAGACTTTCCGAGATCCGCTCCTCCGCATCCTCTGAATTGAAAATGGTGGAGATGGTTAAGTCCACGGAGCAGTCCCTCAAGGAACTCCGAACAGAGAGGACGCGACTAAAATCAGTTCTCGAGAAGGGGGATAATCCTGCAATTCAAAAGAGGATCGACAAGAATAACGAGACTCAGAAAGCATTGATGATGAGAGTGTTAAAAAGGTACAACACTCTTATTGACGAAAAAGTGTAACTAGGCTACACAAGTTCCTAGTGCAAGAACCCCAACTTGAAACTATCCAACCGTCAAATCGGATCAGTCGGAGTAGCCAAGGTAACGACTGCCCTGCTTCAGTGCGGGTATTCGGTTTTGACTCCATCCGAGGATTGCAACGGGTATGACATCGTTGCCGAAAAGGACGGGCAGTTTAACCGTATTCAGGTCAAGTGTTCGACCAAGAGAGATCCAAGACGGGCGAGATACGCATTTATGACTAGCAAGGGGAATCGGAGCAAGATGCGATACACTAAATCTGTCTGCGACTACATTGTGTGCATAGGCCTTCAGGATGATCTTTATTGGATTTTCAAGCCATCGCAAGCGGTAGGTAAAAGCAAGAAGTGTAACGTAGTGACCGGATCAGGCTGGACGATTCTTGGCAAGATATGACCAAGACAACCTCCGGCGGGACAATCGTTACGAACTTTGACTTCCCTGAGCAAGTCGAGGAGAAGCCAAAGACAATGGTATGTGATGCTATTACCATTCCGGAAGTTTTCGGTCCTATGGAATGCGCCAAGATCATTGAGTATGGGTTAGCTGGGGATGTTACGAAGGGCCTTGGTACAAAGGACGGGGAGTTCAAGAAAGTCCTTGGACGGAACTGCGAGATTTCGTGGGTTGGTAGGACGGGTTCTACTGAGTGGGTCTTTGACCGCTTAGATAAAGTCCTCACCGTAATTGGAGGCAAGGTCTATGGGTTCTCCTTGTCTCCTTCCCACACTTTTCAATTCACGATCTATAAGAAGTTTCAGTTTTATAATTGGCACTTCGACAATGGAGCCGCCGGAGATGTCCGGAAAGTAGCGATGGTTGTCAACCTATGTAAGCCGGATTCCTACATCGGAGGATCGCTCAAGATCAGGGCTCATGAATGGCACGATAAGGGAAGGGCTAGGGAGCAGGGATCGGCTACGTTGTTCCCCTGCTATCTCCTCCATAAAGCCTGCCCCGTGTGGTGGGGGACTCGATATTCTTTGGTTGTATGGGCAACAGGACCAAATAACGGAGGACTAAAATGAGATCAGTAACGGATGGATTGGCTCGAGGCATGGGTTGGTTCAAACAGATTGTTGAGCAAAAGAGGGCGGAGGAGGAGGCCAAGCCAAAGGAGGCTCCGGCACAAAAAGCTGAGGCAGTTCGTCCTGCTACGACCACCTATCGTGGATGGTTGCCATCCCGTGATCTTGTTCAGAAGATTGTGGATTGGGAGACTGGCGGACCTCGTTTCTATAACCGCTACTTAACAACACCGGAGAAGCCTGCGAATGATTCATCGGGGCTGACCGTTGGTGTCGGCTATGATCTTGGCTATTCCACTCCGGATCAGGTTAAGGCTGATTGGAAGGGCTACATTTCTGATGAGGACATTACGAAACTAGCCTCCGTTGCCGGACTCAAGGGAAGAGAAGCGGCTGGGAAACATCGGGAAGTGGTCGGAGTCACTATCTCCTACGAGGTAGCTTTGGCGCAATTCACGAAAGTGACTCTCCCTATTTGGCTGATTAAGGCCTATCAGCTTTGGCCTAACTTCGATGCCCTAAATGATCGTCAAAAGACTGCCCTTGTCAGCCTCACCTACAACCGAGGAACATCTTTAATCGGATCAACTCGATCAGAAATGAAGGAAGTTTATGAAAATCTTGAGCGTGGGAATACTCGTCCGGTTGCAGGTCTTATTAAGCAGATGGCACTTCGTTCTCCGCTCAAGGGAGTCCAACTCCGGCGTAAGCAAGAGGGTGAATTGTTCGCTAGTTGACCCTACAAAAACCCGACAACTTTAACGTAAGTCGTTGTTTAATAAATAGTATCAAACATTGAGCCTAATTGAGCGTAAGGATGACGATGTCTCTGTTACACACTTGGCTATATAATTTTAAGATTACTTTGCTCATTATCGGTTGCCTTGTGTAGTCAATGGTTGCATAAGATTGCTCGTTTTTCGTTAGTTACCCGACAAAAACCCGACAGTCTTAACTTTTGATAACTTCGATTTTAGCCTCTCTCTCGAGGCATGAGCATACACTTTATGGACTGCTTGCGTATGACCCAAAATAGCCGCCGCATCCCTCTCCCCAATGCCTTCCTCAAACAATCTTGAGGCCAAGGTATGCCGGAGCCAATGGAACGTAGCGTTAGGCACTCCTGCCTTTGCCACTGCCTGCCTAAAGCGATCCCGCAGGGCGCACTCGCTAGCGTTTTCCGGAGGATAGTCATCGACGGAGAGGTTCCTGAGGAAGTCACTCAGGGATGGGTGCATTGACTTCACAATAGGCCTATCACCCTGCTTCTTCTCCCTAAATCGTATCTCCCCTTGCAGGAAATCAACGTCCTCCCTACGCACCTTCACAGCTTCCGAGATCCTAGCTCCCGTCCAGATAGCTATCTTGGCGCAAGTGAGCCCCCATCCCGATAGGTGGGAGAAGATTTTCTCTTCTTCCTCGTAGGTCAACCCCCTGCGTTCCTTACGAGGGTTGCGATCTCCGGAGATTTTTTTCATCATGGAGTAGGAGAAGAATTGGGCTTTGGAGTATCCCTTTGCCATGACAAACTTCCAGAAGCTCGAGAATGAAGCGAACATGGATCTCTTGGTGGAGTAGGATGTGGGCTCAGAATTGAGCGAGGCCACTATCTCCTGAGCGTCTGCTTCGTTGAAATGGGCAACTAGCTTATCGTTGAATCGAGCTAATCTCTTGGGGACGGTGGATTGGTGATTGGCGAATGTCCCATGCCTAGCGGTTTTACGGTCAATCTCCGTCCATTCTGCAATCGCCTCTTTAATGGTGATGGGCTTGACGTATTCCAAGCCAACTGCGATGCAGGCAATTTCCTTCTCTTTGCGAAGGCGGAGTTCGTGGACTTCGATGGGTGGGGCTTTCCCTTCAGCGCGGAACTTGGTGCTGACTTGCCTCCACTTGCCATCCTGTTGCCATCCTAGATGCCAATACCCACCCCTCCGGAAGAGAGATGCCATTTTATACGATGTCTTTTAAGGCCCGTCCCCGAAGGACGATTGCCGGAGTGTGTGTAGGTCCTGTAAAAATTAAGTCATAGACTGCATTAACAGCTTCTATTACTACCAAATTACAGGAATAATTCAGTAGCTTGGAAATCTTATCGAGTTTTTCTCGAGTTTCCTTTGGAGCCCTGAATCCTATTGTGTCTGAAAGGCCTCCTTCTCTCTTGGAAGGAGCCCTGTGTTTGATTTGTTGGTTCATGTAAGAAGATTACATGGTGCGTAGGTAAGGGCGCAACCCTCATAGGGAGAGTATAAGAATGACTTATATGCATATAAAGGCAAAGTAATACTTACATAGGCTTGTTACATACAGCTTGTAGTCTGCCTTCACAATCTCTAGTCAATGCGTATGGAGAGTGTAGTAGCAATGGGACAAGAACCTAAGGGAGACTGGTGGAATGTGCGGGATGTTGCGTCTTTTTTAGGAATTAAACCATCTTCCGCAAAAGTATGGATGTGGCGGAATAATGTTCGTCGTTGCAAAGGCAACAATCGCTTAACTCATAAAAGTTGGGTGGAGGCCTGCCTCGTAAATGGCAAGCGTCCGGAAAGAAAAAAGCGTGTGACGCTAGATGTCCTAGGTAGGCCGATAGATTTGTCAGTTAAACCAACAACCAACCAAAATAAAGAAGGAGAAGAACAAAGTGAATCAAATCATGGCATTGAAATCAGTTAACATTCGTGGAGGAAAAACTTATTACATGGTGGAAGGCCGGATCGGTGTTTTCAATCAGGCCAACCGCCGTGGATCAATCATAACTGAAATTATCGGCAACCCCTCAGAGTGGGTGTTTGTCAAAGCCAAGGTCACTCCTGATACGGATCGTCCCGAGCGATACTTTGTGGGTCATTCTCAAGCCAAATGGCAGGGGAATATCAATGGAAATGCCGCCCTCGAGAACGCTGAAACTTCAGCGATTGGAAGAGCATTGGCGGCTATGGGTCTTGGTGGTGGTGCGAGTTTTGACGAGATGATGAAATGCGGGGCGATTAAGAATGAGGATATTGTTGTGGTCAGCGGAGAGAAGGATGAGCCCAAGCAGGATAACAAAATTGTAAAGATGGAGATTCCTGCCGAGAACCTTACTTCCGCCGATTCCATCTCCAAAGTTGAGGCATTCCTAATTGCCAACAAAGACATCTCCTCCTCAGACCTAGTTGAATTTTTGGCGGATCAGGGCAGAGAGATTGATTTGACTGATGTTAACGGGGATTGGGTAAGACTTCCTGAGAAGCTGATTAAGGAACTGGCCTCAAAGGTGGACAAGCTATCCAAGGCAGTAAGGGCTTGGAAAAAGAAGCGAATCGAAAGCGTGTAAGATGACTATATATGTCCTAAAAAGGATACAATAAATATATGCCAAAAGGGATAAAAAAGAAAAAAACTAGCGATGTTTCAGCCCATCTTCAGAAGAGGCTTGCTGAATACGGGATCACTTTACCCCAAAAGGAACATAAAGTGGTCAAGCTGGACCTTAACGAACCCCATCAGAAGTATTTCCTCAAGGATGGAACTGAAGTCGATGGAACAACTAGGGCTTTGCAGTATATCCCAAAGCCTGCCCTTGTTCATTGGGGCGCGAAGTTGGGCAGGGAGGGCAAGAGTCCGGACAAGGAACTCAAGACAGCTGGCAGGATCGGGACGATTGCTCACTTCCTGTGTCAATGTGATCTACTTGGCTGGGAGCCTGACCTTTCCGATTGTGACGGAGATGAGGTTAAGTCTGCTCAAGTAGCATTTGGGGCTTACCGGAAGTGGTTTGAGGGTTCAGGCCTTCGTCCTGTGGCAGTGGAGATGCAGTTGGTATCCGAGTGCTATCGGTTTGGAGGCACGATTGATTTGATCGGCCTCGACGAGCATGAGGATCTGACTCTTGTGGACTTCAAAACAAGTGGAGGCCTATACGACTCTTACGATTTTCAGGTTGCGGCTTATGCAACTCTGTTCGAGGAGAACTTCCGCCGACTTCCGATTCGCAACCTACTCCTAGTGCGAATTGATAAAACCAAAGGAGTCCATCAAACCCGCCACCTGACCGCATGGAAACGGCAATGGGAAGTGTATGTTGCACTCCTCAGGTTGGCAAAACGCATAAAGGATATTTCAGCGTAGCAAATGTGTAACAAGCCTTTGCAAGCTGAAGTAATTAAATAACAATGGCATACGAACCTAGAGAGGGATCAGGAGTTCTGTTCCCCGAAAGAGATAAGAAGAATGAAAAAGCCCCTGATTTTAAGGGGAACATCCTGATTGGTGGGAACCAGATCAGGATCGCTGGATGGAAGAAGCAAGGTCAGAAGGGGACATTCATCTCCCTTTCCGTCGATAACAAGCCCAAAGCTCCGGTGAAGGCGAATGAGCCCGAAGCCGACTTTGACTTTTAATCGGAGACAGAGGTGAAGCAATGCGGCCCCGAGAAAAGTTTCTTCTTTTGTGGAAAGCGGCCTCGGGGCCGCAGTTGCAAGAGGAGTACCGATTTCATGAGAAACGAAAATGGAAAGCTGACTTCCGATACGACTCTCCCCGACTTGGCCCAATTCATATTGAGATTGAAGGGGGCATCTGGCTTGGGGGAAAGGCGAGGCATACCTCGGGTGTCGGCTACTGGAAGGACTGCGAAAAGTATAACGAGGCTTGTCTCATGGGAATCAAGGTCATCCGTCTTGCAGGACCACTCATAAACCATGAATACATCGAAAGATTGGCCGGATGGATTCGAGGGGGAGGCTCCTGAAATTGGCATGAGTGGGTTCCCTGATGACTCCAAGTACACACGGGAGATGGCAAGAGAGGACAAGAAGAAGCTCGAGGCCTTCCTAGCCAAGAGGGGACTTGTATCCAAAAGCTACAACGACTTTTTCTGGCAAGGACGGAGCAAGAGCAGAAGGAGAAAGAAATGATTTTCAAGGGAATCACAATCCATGACGGGCATGAGCCTTCGTATTTCTGTCGGGGGTCAATGCACCGTCTCTCACTAGGAGAAATCTTAACCAGAGGAATAGGTGAACTAATGAAGAAAAAGAAAACCAAGAAGGAAACCACAATCAAGAACGTCAACTTTAGCCCACTGATGAAGGCAAGTATCAGCCGACAACTGCTGATGTGGGCGAAGAGTAAGAGTCTCGAGAAGGTGGTGTTGGATAAATGAAACATATCGCAAAACGACTCGATTGGATGTGGGACATATTGATGAGTGTTGAGATCAATCTAAAGAAACTCTCGAAAGAAGTGGCGGAACCAAGCACTCACTTGGTCAAGGAGGTCCGACAACAGGTTGAGTCAGCCGAGAAGATCCTCTCCGAGATCATTAAGTCCCACAAGAAACACAAAGAGGAACAAAGGAAAGCAAATGAAAAGTGAGCAAGCAGTCCGTCAAAAGTATTGGGAGATACGGGACGAGATGAAGCAAGGGGATAGCAACATGACAAAAGATTTTGATCTTGGATACATGGACGCACTTGAGTGGGTCCTGAGTCTCCGGATTAACCCCGCCCCTCAGTGGGTAAAGGATGCCGATTATGAAGAATAATGATCGTTTCTCAACCGGATCAGTCAGGGACTCGAGGGAGGGGAAGGGCAGGTATGACCTGATCCCACCTGAAGCGATCCATGAACTTGCCATTCACTTTGAGGAGGGGGCAAAGAAATACGGAGACAGGAATTGGGAGCTAGGTCAGCCGATCAGCCGGATCATGGACTCCGCTTTGCGCCATGCCTTTTCCTATATGGCAAAGAAGAAGGACGAGAATCATCTCGGGGCGGCTTGTTGGAATCTAATCGCCGCAATGACCATCAGGGCTCGAGTCAACAAAGGGGAACTACCACAGGAGTTAGACGATCTATGAAAGAACCTGAAGATGAAATGACACAGGGAGACAGGGAGTGGCTTGAACTAGCCAAACGCAACCCTTGGATCTTTAGCAACTACGGAGACGGGAAGAAGGACGAGGAGGACGATGATTGCTCAGAGACTAGCTTTCAGAAGTTCTGCGACTACTCCGGCAACAATAGGTATCCAAAAGAATGAGAGCAGTAACACCTGAAATTGACGTTCACTTTGACAGGAACCTAAAGGCCGGAGTCACTTATGTGATTCATGATAGGGATGCTGGTCCCATGATTTCAAAGGTGGGTGGGCTTGCGTCGATGGAGGCCTGCGAACTTCCCGCATACGACAAGAACGAGGATTACAACGGAAAGACTTTGACCATCCTGAAGGATGGAATGGTCGGGGACATCTTCCTTCTTGGTCCAATCGTGGATGCGATCAAGAAGCGTTGGCCGGATGTGATCCTTGAGATTTGTTGCAGGATGAAAACGGAGATAGCAGTTCCTCCTGTCTGCTTGCACCTGCCCTATCCTGCGGAGCATTCGGTGTTACTTCGCAGGGATGCGGTTCTCAATCTCTCGGACGCAAAGATTTTTGAGTTCAGCGTATGAGTTCCCTAGCTGTGTTCTCATCCGCTACTTGGGGTCCCGTCGAGAAGGCTATTCTATCAGCCCTAGCTCATGATTTCGGGGAGAAGGAGCGGATTCTGGATGAGGTTCAGGCGAAGGACTTCTTTCTTCCGGAAGCCCAAAGCCTCTTCACCTACATGGCGGAAGAGATCAACTCAGGAAGGACGGTGGATTGCGCTTCGCTCCTAGCTACGGCAACCAACGAGACAACGAGGAATCTCATCATTGATATTTCAAGTGCGATGCCGACATCAGCGAGTCAGGCCGATTCGCATATCGGCAAGCTCAAGGAACTATCCCGACTGCGTTCCATCAATCGAGCTATCGAGGAAGCTAGGATGAAGCTCGAGAGGGCGGAGCCTTCTATCGAGATTGCTACGTCCTTGGAGGGGGCGATGCGGGAGGTTGAGACGGACGCACCCTCGCAAGCCATAACGATTGCGGAGTGTGCGGATAAGGCCTTGGAGGGGGTTCGGGCGGCAATCAATCGTGGATGCCTCTATGCCGGAATCCCATCTGGAATCCCCAAGCTGGATCAGATTTGCGGGGGATGGCAGGCCGGACAACTCATCGGGTTGGC